GATCCTGATGCCATCGCCGGCCACATAGCTCATGCCGCCGGTACCGCCGCCGCCCGTCTCGCCGGAGCCGGAGAGGCTGACCGACTGGCCGGCCGCCTTGTCGCCACACTCGTAGGACACGCTCATGACGCCACGGCTGACTTTGACGATCTTCTTCGTGACGGGGACCGTGACGGTGATGCCGAGCCGGTTGTTACGGCCGGTGACACGATCGTCGATGTCGAAGCGGAGACCGCCGTAGCCGTGGAGTGTGGCTTTGACGCCGCCCTGCTGCTGGAGCTCGCGGAGCTTGTCCTCCGTGGATTTGATCAGATCCTCCTGCTTCGCGCTCGAATAGTCGTAGACGGCCATACGCTCGTCCAAGCCGGTGATCGACTGCTTATCAGAGATGTTGCCGTCCTTGTCGGCGTACCGGTGGACGACGATACGATCACGCAGCTCGCCGTCACCCAATCCGATGAGATGGTTGACCGGCTGCGTGTCACGCTGCGCGTCGAAATCCAGCAGATCCGAGTCGATCGCATCACCATACGACTGGATCGGCATGGCGTAGCAGTGGACCATCTGATCCTGCTCCGCCATGATCAGCTTCGCACCCACCGAATTGCACAGAGCGCGCAACCCCGTGTACGCGTCCACGTACCGGTTGAACCGGTAGCTGGTCACCTGTGGGATCTCCGCGCGGGATGGCGCGCCACCCACGAACAGGTCGGCGAGGTTGACGCGTTGGATGATCTGCTGGATGCAATCGTCCACGTTGCCGGACACGGTCAGATAATCCTGTCCCTGATCGGGCTGGATGATCCTGTCAGCGAGGATCCCCTGCCACGTCGGCCCCTCAACCGAACCGTCGGTGTTGAGCTTCGTAACGCGGCCGCCGTATTCGCGCCCGTCCATCATGACCAGCGAGCCGGCCACCGGGCGCACGCGAATATCCGACAGCTTAAAGCTGTTCTCGTCGGATCCGTAGGCGAGATCCAGCGTGTAGTTCGACACCGACCAGCGGGGAACCCGGTCGGCGTCCGTGATGACTAGATCGACCATGGCGGCTCCGAATCCTCCTCGACGATCGCGACATCCAGCTCGTAGTCACCCCACCAGGTGATCGTCGTGTCACCCGGCGAGATCGGCTCGAAGATATAGTTCCCGGACCCCAAGCCGCCGCCACGGACCGCCTTATCGAAGATATCGGTCGTGGTCAGGCCGTCCGAGCCGCGCAGGATCACGCTGCGCTGCCCCTCGACGCTGTCGATCTCGATCGTCTCCCGCTCGTCCAGCGTGATGAGCACCTGGTAGAAGTTGGTGCCGAAGTTGATGCCGGGGTTGACGGCGGGACCGTGCATCTTCATGAGGAACGGCATGGGTGTGCTGGCCGGATTGTGTACCGTTCGTGCCAGGCGTGGCATCAGGTCGAACGGCATGTCCGTGGGCAGGTCCAGCCATTTGCCCGTCGTGGCCTTGGGAGTGAAATGCTGCCAGTCCAACTGGTGATGCCACCAGCCGAGCAGCAGGAACGTGAGTTTGGCGCGTACGTGCCCGGACGCGCTGATCTGCTGGGGTTCGGCCTTGACCATGAGGGCCTTGACCGTCCACTGCGTGGGTGTGCCGCCGACCGGATCATAGCGGACGATCAGCGTGCCCGGGTCGGCCGAATCGTTGTCGCGCATGGCGCGCAGGTCGGCGTCGAACGCTCGGCGCGCCCGATCCCATGCCGCGTAGTCGATGCAGTCCATGGTGGCATCGCATTCGCGCGCGCCGTCCAATGCGATGCCGGTCGCACTGTTGGCGCCGAGCGTGTACTGCCATTCGTGGCCGCGCAGTGAGTCGCCCGTGTTCACCCAGATGGGATCCGCGTCCAGTTGGATGTTCATGCCGGTGAATCCGCTGTCGGGGTCCACGGCGTTGGCGGCGTAGTAGGTCACCTCCAGCACACTCATGCGTACCTCCTGACGAGTCGCGCGAAGTCACGCTCCGTGATCTGCCCGGAATCGAATCCGTTGCGCAGCACGGGGAGCAGCAGGTCACGGAAATCATTGATCGCGTCGACGATCCTCGCGTCATCCCGATCCATGTCACGCTCCAACGGGCGGACCTGCGCACCCTGCGGCAGACGCAGCAGCTCCGGGCCGCGTTCGCCGACCATGACCGTGCCCGACTGGGTGACGGTGCCACCCTTGGCGAGCATGGGGATGATGCCACCCAAAGCGTAGCCGCCCGGACGGTTCAGGGCCGCGAGCGAACCGTACCTGTGCAACGCGTAGTTGAGGCCCGCGTAGATGTTGGCCAACGGATCCAATATGCCGCGCCCGGCGAGCGGTCCCGCATACGCGGCGAATGTCGGCGGGATGGTCTGCATGAGGCCCTGCGAGGGCATGCCCGCAGCCGCGTTCGAATCCCACAGGTTGATCGCATTCGGATTACCGCCCGACTCCTGATTCATGCGGCGCAGCACGGTGTCGAGCCAGCTTGCCGGCTGGCCGAGCATGGCCAACGCCTGCAGGACCTGCGGAGTCCACTGGGCGACACCAGCCGAGGCGTTGAATCCTTGGATCGGACCGCCGAACGCACCACCGGCCGTGAACACGTTCTTGGCCTTGTCGACCAGCGCCTCCGCGGCCCTGATGGGCAGTGCGCCGATCAACTGCCCCCACGCGCCGCCAGTCAGGCCCTTCACCCAGTCCTTCACGGGGTCGACGATCTTCGACGTGATGTAGCCGGCCGGGTCGGCGATGAAGTCCACGACCACGTCCTCGACCTTGCTCACCACGTTTCGGGCGGCGCTTGCCGCCTGTTTGGCGGTGTCGACCAGACCACCGTTCGCGTACGCGGGGGCCGTGGCCTTCTGGACGGCGCGCACGCCTCCACGCCGTGCGAGCAGGTTCATCCGGTCGATCCAGTCCCTGCCCATGGCACGTGTGAACTCGGGACGCATGATCGCCTCGCCACCGGATACGTGCGCGTACATGACGTCACGGCCGGGCGTGTAGCCGGGCATGACGCCACCGCGAGCGAAATTCGCGCTCACGTCGGGCAGCTTCAGATCAAGCCCAAGCTTGTCGGCGATACCGTTCCACACCTTCTTGATGCCGTTGGTGTAGACCGTGTTGACGACGAAGCGTACCGGGCTTGCGGCGGCCTCCTTGACCGCGTCCCAGCTGCGAGAGATCCAGTCCTTGGTGGACTGGAACGCTCGGCCGAGCGCGTTCAAACCGCTTTGGATCGGCCCCCACACGTTGGACTGGAACCAGCCGGATACGCCATTCCAGATGCCTGACACCCAGCTCCACGCCGCCTGGAACAGGCCGCCTATCCTGCCGGGAACACCGCTGAACGCGTCGCCAACCGATCGTGCGACGCCCTGGAACCAGCCGGTAACCGTGCTCCAGATCCGGTTCACCCAGTTCCACGCCTGCTGGAACCAATTGCCCAGTATGCCGGGAATACTGCTGAACGCCGCGCCGACGGACTGGGCGACGCCACTGAACCAGCCGGCGACGCCGGACCAGACGCCCTGCACCCAGCCCCACGCGGACTGGAACCAGCCGCCGACGATACCCGGAATGCTGCCGAATACGCCGCCGATCTGCTGGACCAGTCCACTAAACCATGCTGTCACGCCAGTCCACGTGGACTGCACCCACTGGACCGCCGCCGTGAACCAGCCGCCCACGATCGTCGGAATCTGACTGAACGCGCTGCCGATCTGCTCCGGGAGCCCCTTGAACCATTCGACCAGCTCCGACCACTTGGCCCTGACCGTGTCGATGGCCTGTGTGAACTCCTTCTCGAGTTCCGCGCTGGCGCCGGACGAGTCCATCACGTCGGCGAGCTTCGTGTCCAATCCAAACAATCTACCGCCAGACTGCAGGAGATTACTGATCGGATCCCCATTGCCGAGCATGTCGTCGAAAATCATGCTCGAATATTTTTGTCCCGTGGTCTTGGACTTGTCGGACCAGTTGAAATACTCCTGGATGCCCATGCCGGCGAGCATGCCGGGAACACCGGCAAGCTTGCCGCCTCCCTTGCCGAGCAGCTTAGGAAGCGTCTTCGTCAACGCGGGCGGGAGTTTGATCTTGCTGAGCAGCGAGCCGACCTTGGACAAGCCCTTGGACAGCGTGCTGGGAATGCTCTTGCCGAGCTGGGTGAATCCCTTGCCGATCTTCGATACGGCACTGCCGGCCTTGCTGGCGAGATCGTCGAACAGGCTACCCGCCTTGGACAGGGCGGATTTGAATCCTCCCGTGATCTTGCCGGTCAGCGAGTCGAGCCCGTCGGACATGCGGGCCATGAACTTGCCGAATCCCTCGAACCCCTTGTTGACCCCGCTGCCGATCTTGCCGAACACGTTGCCGATACCGGATCCGAGCTTGGACAGCCATGCCGGCGGCTTGATGTTCTTGATCTTGGAGAACACGCCGGAGATGCGCGAACCGATGTCCGTCAGATAGTCGGGCAGCAGGTCGATGAACGCCTTCAGATCACGGAGCTTGCCGCCGATCTTGCTGACGGCATTGCCTACGTTGCCGGGGATCTTCGACACGAACTTGAACGCGCCGACGATACTCTTGCCGAGGCGTCCGACCAGTTTGATCACGTTGACGACGGGTTTGACGAGCTTGCCGACACCAAGGGCGAACAGGCCGAGGTACAGCATGCCCGACTGGACCGGCGCGGGCAGATTGTTGAACGTGGTGCCCAGCTTGCCGATGATCTCGATGACCGGTTTCAGGATCTTCAGCGTGTCAGCGATCACGGTGAGACTGGCGCCGAACCCGTCCAGCGAGGGTTTCGTCTTCTCGAGATTCGCCTTGAGCTTCGGCAGTGAATCGATGAACTCCTTGATCGAGTCGCGGATCCCGGACAGACTGTCCTTGATCGAGTTGACGGTATCCTGGTCCACGCCGAGGAACGCGTTGTTGAATTCCTGCGTGAAATCACCGGTCTTGATGAAATCGATCATCCCGGACCAGAGGTTGCGGACCTTCCACACGGTGCTGGTGATGGGGCCGATCGCCGTGTCGGGGATATTGAACGCCTCCTGCAGCTCCTTGCTCACGGAGCCGCTCGTGACCAGGTCGGTGATCCCGTGCCATGCCTTTTCGAACCATGCGGCGAAGTCCATGAACCGGTCGGCGGCCCAGCTCATGGATTTGGTGATCATCGGCATGGCCGTGTTGACGATCTCGACCGCGCCCTTCTGGATGGACGCCTGCAGGTTGCCCCACGCGCCCTCGAACGTGTCCGTGGTCTTCGCGGCCTTGATGGCGCCGTCGTTCATGCCAAGCTGCATGATCGCGTCGTTGAATTCCTCGGCCGTGATCTGACCGTCGGCCATCGCGTCACGGAAGTTGCCCGTGTACGCGCCGTTCTTCTTCATCGCGTCCTGCAGGAGGCCGCTTGCGCCGGGGATGGCGTCGGCGAGCTGATTCCAATTCTCGGTGGTCAGCTTGCCGGCGCCGGCGGTCTGCGTGAGCATCATCGCGACCGATTTAAAGGTTTCTTTGTTGCCGCCGGCGGCGGCGTTGAGGTTGCCGGACGCTTCGGCGAGCTTGTCGTAGTTTTTGACGCCGTTCGCGGCCAGCTGCGCGGTGACGTTCTGGATGTCGCTCAGATCATACACGGTTTCGTCCGCGTACTTCTGCGTCGAGGCGGTGAGTCGCTGGATGTCCTTGTCGGATTTGCCGGCGAACTTCAGCGTGTTGCCGAACTTCTTGGTCGCGTCGGACGCTTCGACGGCGTCCTTGGCGATCTCCGCGAACCCGATACCGGCCAGCGCGCCGGCGGCCATGCCGGCGAGGCTTTTCAGGCTCCCGCTGATGCCTTTCAGCCCGCGCGCGAACGAGCCTTCGAACTTGCTGCCGGCTTCGCGTCCGGCCTTGTCGGCGGCCGTACCGGCGGCTCCGAAAGCGCTGCTGATCTCGCGTTGGATGCCCGGCATGGCGGGCAGGATCGTGACGAACGCCTTCGCGACCTCGACTCCGGTTCCCTCAGCCATGCCCAGCCTCCCATACTCTTTTCACTTATTGCGCTTGTGTGTGGCCCACCAGTCGGCGAACCGGCTGCGACGGATCGCGCCCCTGCCCCAATGCTTGATGCGGGACTTCACGCCCGGACGGGGTATCGGCTCCGGACGCGGCGGCTTCCTTTTGCCCTTCGGCGTATTGCTGACCGCGTACTCCCAGCGCCACAGGTTCACCGCATCGACCAGCGTGGCGAGGAGCATCATGTGCATCGTCCAACCGGCCCGCTCCGGATACAGTTCCCGCACGAGCCGACTGTCGGCGTCCAAGCATTGGACGAAATGCGCGAACGCCGTCCAGGTCAGGCGGTCTGGGATATCTGCGATGGTGTATCCGGTGCGAGTGAGGAGATCGTAGTCGACTGCTGCGGAGTGCTCGTCGCAGAGTCGGACGAGCTCGGCGATTCCCCCAGATCAGTTTCCGACGAGCTGGTCCATGCCTCCATGAGCGCCCTCGTGACACTCATCGGCATGTCATCCAAGTTCAATTCCGGGCAGTAGGTTGAGAAGACCTTGTCCATCCAGTCCATTGCGGCCGTGTCGGGGTCCGGTGCGGCCGGTACGGCGGCGTACGCGCGTGCGAGTTTCTTGGACAGGCCCTCCTGCATCGGCAATCGGTGCACGCCGTCCACGCCGGGGAGTGTGAATTCGAACCATCGTGTCTCCGGTATGACAATGTTGACGACCATGTGTGTTCCTCCGATCCATGGTTTTCAAACCTCTGCTCCTCGAATAAATAGGGTGGGCCTGCGAGGGGAGGATCAGAGGTAGGAAAGGACCCCCGCAGGCCCGGAATGTCAGGCTCCCGCGTTGACGGTGACCGTCGCGGAAGCGGTCTTGCCGCCGTCCTTGGTGGTGGCGGTGATGTGCGCCGTGCCGGCGGCCACACCGGTGACCACGCCGTTCGCCACGGTCGCGATCTTCGTGTTGTCGCTAGACCAGGTGACGGTCTTGTCGGTCGTGTTGTCCGGCTTTACGCTGGCGGTGAGGGTGACGGTCTTGGTCGCGTCCACCACGGCGGTGGTCGGGGTGACGGTCACGCTTGCGGCGTGCACGGTCGTGTCCTGCACGGCAGTGGTCTTGCCATCATCAAACAGGAGGTACAGCGAGTTGTTCGTGCTGTCCGGGTAGGTGGACAGGCTGATCGGCCATGAGACGGCGTCCGACGACGCGAAGGTGATGTCATCCCACGACGTGGGGTGCGCGTCCGGGGCGACGATCATGATGCGCGCGTTGCCGTCCTTCATCTTGAACACCCAGCTCTTGCGTTCCGGGAGGCGTGCGCCCATGCTCACGCGGATCTGCTGGCCGTGCTGCGCGTTCGCCGCGGCCGTGACCTCCACGTTGTTGTCGCCGAACGTGTTCTTCAAAGAGTCGATGTCGGTCTGGATGTACGACCATGCGAGCGTGCCATTGAACGTCTGCAGGATTCGACGCACCAAAGCGCCGCCCCACTCGTTGATGTCGTTCGTCGACGCGTCCGGGGTCAGGGTCAGACCATCCGAGCTGACATAGCCGGAGTCCACGAACGCGGGATCCAGCTCGTCGTCAATGCTGGTCGGCAGCGGGGTGCCGATCGGCGCGGTGAGAATAGCGCCGGTCACGTCCTGATCGGGGGTGCCGACCAGAACCTTGGTTGCATCAATTGCCATTATTTTGCTCCTTATGTAGATGTGTGGGATTTACGGGATGACGTTGGACCGGTGCATCAGCTCCACGAGGAGCGTCATGCGGGGGATGGTGGGGTGATCGGGATCGGGATTCGCATACGGGAGGGTGATGATGTTGGATCCTCGCCAGTCGCCGACACGCTGCGGGGCATTCGACAGTTGAGCGACGGCGCCCCCGACCATGTCAGCCAGTGAGGTTGCCGCCGACCATGACGTGCTGTACACGTCGATGCTCACGCGGTGAGCGTCCATGACGATGTTCACGCGCGAGCCGCCGACACGAGTCAGCAGCACATACGGGAGAGTGCCAGCCAGTGCGCGTGGCAATGGCGGTGCGGCAACATGCACATCATCTGGGAGCATGCGCAGCAGGTCGTTGCGCAGCAGATCCTCCACATCGATTGGCTGCCATGTGACCATCAGCCACCTCCTACCGCGCGACTCAATGTCTTGTGTCTCGCCTCCGAGGCCTTGGCCTGATTGGTGACCGCGACCACGTACGCGCCGGGGCGCCCTCCGCCGAAGCCCATTTCCTTGGGGCCTTCGACGTCGAATCCCTCGCCGGCACGAGCCCGGATACGTTTCGCCTGTTGGTCGATCAGCTCCCATGTTTTCGGAGCGTTGAGAATCGATCGGAATCCAGCCGAGTTGAACTGGATCCGTACTCTGGTCGGCATTATTCAGCCCTCCCAGTCGACGAGGTTGAGGAGCGTGTAGTCGAGGTTGCCGGTCGCGCTCGGCCAGTGGAACGGCTCGCCGTCGATCGCATATTCGCGATTCCGGTAGATGATCTTGTCGCCCGGTTCGACGTCCGCGTCCGGTGGCAGAAAAGCCGTGAACCGGATCACCGTGTTCGTCTCTCGCGGCTGGTCGAGCATGAGCGACGTGTTGGCGGGCTGCACACTGCAGCCGCCGATATCGTGTGACGTGGCGTGGTTCCAATCTCTGATCTGCGCGCCGCGATCCTCGACCAGCGGGGCGCGAAACACGCTCACCGTGTCCGTGCAAAAGCTCGGAAGCATGGCTCCCCTCTCCTCAGAATGATCGGGTCAGACGGAAGGGGGCCAGCAGCTCCTTGTCGCGGTCGAGCAGCGTAATGCCGCCTGATACGCCGGGTGCCGTCTGGTTGTAGGTGATGCTCACCTGTCCGGCCTGCTCGCGTTGCACGCCGGCAGCGGCGGCGAGGTTCGACGCGGTGATCTGAGCGACCGTCTGGACGAGGTCCATGATCTGATCGGCCTCGAATCCCGCCGTATAGTCGATGGTGACGCTCCCCCAGCGGCGTGACCAGCGGGTGAAATTCAACCGTTTCACAAGACCGTCGGATCGCCATTCGATGTCACCGGTGCGCAGCTGCTCGCCGTTGTCGGACGCGGCGGTGATGCCGGTGATCTCCAACGCGGGAAGACGGATAATTCGGCTGCCGTCACCTTGCCCAATCCACTCGCATTGGAGGACCGGTGCGACATGCCAGCCGCAGTGGCGTCGTACCGCCATGCTGACCGCGTCCAACGCCTGCAGGACGGTCGGGTCAGACGCCGAATACCGGTTCTTCGTCGCGGTGGCGAACTGTTCGCCTGTGATGATCGGCGGAATCACGCCATCATCACCTGTCTCGACCGCGTACCCCCATGTGGTGCGGCGCTTCATGATCGAGCCGCCTTATTCCGCACGCGCCTGGAACGCGTATGCGCAGGCTTGTCGCTCGGGATATCCGGCTCACTATCGTCAGCCGTCTCCACTGGCACGGGCCGATTTACTTCCACTGCGCCGGCAGGCACATGATCCGCGTCAAACAAAAACGTCGAACCGTTGTAGGAATATTCGCGCATTGCAGATCCTCCAATCCTCAACGAGAAAGGGGATCACGCCAGTTGACGTGATCCCCTTTCATTTCTCGCGGTCGCCCTGTCAGGCTCCCGGGTTCGCCGCAACGGCAGCGGTGGACACCTTGACGAACGCGGCCGGGTAACGGACGGCGAGGGCGATACGCTCCTCTACACGAATCGTGATCCGGTTGTTTGTGAAATCGTTCTCGTTGCTGTTGGTCAGCTCGACGCGAACGCCGCCCTTGCGGATCAGGCTCGCTCCCTGGTTGAACGCGCCGACGACGGCGGTGCCGGCAGGCACGGCGCTGGTCACGACGGTGCGCAGACCCCACAGCGGCGGATTCTGCAGGATTCCACCCTGACCGTACTGGCCGGTGAACGGACCGCCGGCGATATACTGGCCGTTCGCGTCCTTGTTCAGGCGGAGGGTCTGATAGTCGGCCGGGTTGATGACGATGCCGTCAGCCGCGAACTTGGTCTGCTCGGACACCTTGGTGGTCGCGCGGAAAAGCGCATCGAACGCGTTGGTCTCGCCGGCCTCCAACGCCTCGGTCTGGATGCCGTTGCGGTTGAGCAGTCCCTTCAGGTTCGTGCCCTTGCCGTCACCGTTGAGCAGCTGATTCTCCTCATACAGGCCCAGCATGTAGAGCGCACGGTTGTCGATCGAACTGGTGAGCCACTGCAGATCCTCGAGGATCTCGTCGGTCTCCTTGTAAAATGCGGCGATCTTCTTGAGGCTTTCGGTCACCGAAGTAGGATCACCGAAGTGGATCTGCGGCTTCTGCCCGCCCTCGGCCACGGTCTCGAAATCACCCTCGACAGGCCCCTCCACAAAATAGGTGAGGCTCGTGCCGGAAATGGTTTCAGTGCCGAAAAGGTCGGCAATGACCAGCTGACGACGCTTCTGCAGGACCAGATTCGTGTCGACCGTGGTCAGTGCGGGGGCGAGCGACGCGGGGGTGGACACCACATCCGTGTTCGCCTTGAACTCCGGCGTGGTCACATCGACACGGCCGGCGCCCTTACGGTAACCGGACTGGTCGAGACTCTTCGCGGCGAGCTCACCAAGGGACTTCACTCGGTTCATGGTGCCGGTGCCGCCCTGCGGGTCGCCCATGCTGCGAGTGTCGTCGGGCTTGAACTGGGCGAGCAGGTCCTGCACGCTCTTGGCCTGCGCCGCGTCCTTCTCCAGCTTCGGCATGTCCTTTTCCTTGATCTCCTCGACACGCTTCAGCGCATAGTCGTCGCCCTCCTGCACTCTGGGCAGCAGGCCCTTGAGTTCGGTCTGCAGCGCGGCGCGGCGCTTTTCGATCTCATTCATCGAATTTCCTCCGATTTCTTGAGTAGTTGGTTAATGTCATCGACAGCGCTGCGCCTCACGGCCCCAGCCTCCCCGTTACCGGATTTCACGGCCTCCGGGTTACTGGAATCGTTTACGTTCCTGTCGTTTTTCGGCTCGGAGTCTTCCGAGTCGACAGTTGATACGACCTCCTTGAGGAGGTCCAGTGCCTGACGGAGCTTGTCCTCGTTCTTCGCGCTCAACGTTCGCCCGGTCTTAACCCCGGATTTGACGTCGAGCACGTCCGCATGCTGGTTAGCCGGGATCGGCACCAATGACACCTCGAACAGGTCAAGTCTGCGCAGCTCATGCGCCTTCAACCCGTTGTCCAGTGTGGTTTCCCCGTCGTCCAGCACGTCGAACGCGAATGACATCTTGGACAGACGCTTCTCCTTGACGAGACGGCGCACGTATTGGGCTGTCGGATTCTCCGCGTCGAACTTGGCGGTGATCTTCAAGCCACGATCATCCTCCACTGCCTCGGTCACGCCTCCAATGTTCATTGACGGGTCGTCGACGCGGTGGCCGAACAGCAGGGGGATCGTATTGCCGGAATCCCTCCATTTTTGCAGGGTCTCGGTGAATGCGCCGGGTGAAATCACGTCACCATACGAGTCGGGGTCGCGGTCAAATGTGCTGGCGTAGGCGACGAGCGTGCCACCGTCATCCCCGCCAGTCTCATCGGCTTTGACCTGGAATGTGAAATCCTTCTGCAACATCATTTCCTCCTAGGGGATGGTGATCTCGACCTCGCACGTGCATCCTGCGATCTCGTCAACGCCCAGTGCGCTCCGATCGCCCGGCCATTCGGCGCCATTCGAGAACGTCTCCTTATAACCGACTGTCTGGCCGTTCATGCGCGCATGCGATGGACGGGGATTACGTGACGTAACGATCCACGTCTTGGTGGTTTCGGCTGGAGCCTGCTGGCGAGCCGCCTCCATGGTGCCCCAACCGCTCACCGCAGTGGCGATGCCAACAGCGGCGGTCGCAGCGCGCGACGTTTCCGCCACGTCGAACACGCCAGCCGGATCATGCTTCACGGCATCATCCGACAGGTCGCCCGTGATCGCCGCTATCAGCTGCCGCAACGTCACCAGATTGATACCGTGCGCCCTCCCCGCTGCAAGACGAGTGAGATATTCCACGGTTTGATCCTTGTCATACGAGTCGGGATCCAAACCGAGATTCCGCAGCGCCTCATGCGCCGCCTGAATGGACTGCGAGACGACGAATGGCTGCAGGTCCTTGGCGAGTTCCCGGTCCCAGCGCTCCTGATCCCACCAGTCGGGGGACTCGTTCGCCTTGAACTCGAACTGGCCTTTCTTCGCGTCCAATGCGGCGATGATCGACTTGCGCTGGCGTTTGAAAAAATTGCGCAGCACGTCGGCGATCTCATCCGCCTGTTCCGCTGTCGCATGGCCTCGCGCCTTACGCCCGACCAAACCCAACGACTTGGACTCCGGAATGCCGGCATTCGACGCATACGGGTCGGCAGGGGTCACACCATCACCCGAATCGGTTGGTGACGCCTGACCACCGACCAGCACGTTCAACGGGGTGATCATCTCATCACCACCATCGACACGCGGCAGGTTCGCCAGCGCTCGAGCCTCATTCCTGGTCATCCACGGCGCACCAACACTGGATTGGATCTGCGACGCCTGCTCCTCGAAGTTGCCGGACAGCTTCGCCTGAATGTCGAACTCCACATACTCGTTGCTAGGCATGCCAAGCATGGGCAGAAGCCGCATGTTGATACGGTCGGCGATCATCCGCAGATCGGGGCCAAGCGTGTCGGTGTACAGCATGCGCGCATACTCGCGCACGTTCGCGTACGTGGCGCCCTCACTCGCGCCGACCATCGTCGGGTTCAGGTGGTAGACGCTGGCGACGGTCTGCAGGGACAGTTTCGTGGTCTCCAGCCACTGGGCTTCCCTCGCATTGAACTCGGCCGAGTTGATAGTCATGCCGTCTTCGAGGACAGGCATCTTGCCAGCGCTCGAACCATCATTGCCTGTCCATTTCTCCTGCATGTCGGTCTTAAACCGTTCCGCCTGCGCGTCGGTCCATGGCTGCACGTTAGCCGGACGGGAAATGTACTTGTCGAACCGGCCTCCGTTCTCCCAGACCTGCTCACGGAAACGCCACGCGCTGAACTGCTCCATGAGAATCTGCCGCAACGCCTCGATTGGCGTGCTGCCAAAACGTGGGTCGCATGGATTCCAGCCATGGAAGACAATCAGATTGGAGAACTCGATATGGACAGGCGGAGCACCATTGAGGGGATTCTTCACATCGATGGCGTCAAGCCCGAAACCGTTAGACGAATAGGTTGTCAAAACCCATGACGGAGGCAATTGCCGAATAACCCATCCCGTAGGTGCGGATGCATCCCGATACACCCACCAATAGGCAGCGTCATAGAGTTTAAGATCCGAGACAAGCGCGTAGATCAGCTCATAGCCCGTCATATCGGGATTCGGATTGCGCAGAAGTCGCGAAAGCACGCTATCAGTGTCACGCTCCCGATCATTGTCCGCGTTCCGCTGATAGCATTTCAACGGTAGCTGCGCGACGTTCGACGCCAGAAAACTGATCACGGTACGCAGGTGAGGCTGAGTCTGATACAGCGTTTCAGGCCTCTCACCACGCACGCCATGCGTGTTGTTGACCAGATCGATTATCCGACCATTAACAACCGCCATATCTGTTCACCTCCTAGACCATGAGCAATCCCGTGGAACGCCCGGCATACGCGCTTGGATACAGTTTCGACGACTGACGTCCTTCGTTCTCCGCGAGCCACAACGCCATACCCAATGCGATGAGCGGCGCCGCGTCGACCAGACTTTTCTGCCTGTCCAAACCCCACGCGCCATCACCCAGCTTTCTCGTCGCGCTCATCTTCGCCGCATCATCCAACACGGGAGACGGACGATGGAACAATTTCAACGAATCCGACTTCGCACCCGGCTCGCACGCCGACACCGCGTCCCACATGCGGCCAAACGACGCGGCCACATCCGGACCGGTCACCGGGACAGTCTCCACATTCGGCAGATTATGCAGCAGCTCGGCAACCGAGCTGACCGGCGCTCCCCTGCCCTGGAATGCCACACGATAGTGCTTCGCGGGACGCTCACGGAACCAGCGGATCAGCCAATCGATACCCGGACGGCGGGCCACGATCTCACCATGCCAGTTCCCGTCATCACGCTTCGAGACCACGGCGATCGTGGAATACCCGCGATCGGCACTCGTATCCACTCCCCAATAGGTCGGGGCCCCTTCGGCGCGGTGCGAGTCCGGATCCACGCCGGCCAGCCACGCCGGCTGCGGGAACGGCGGCTCCACGTCCGCCGTCACCCACTGGCAGAGATACTCGGTCCGATAGCCGGCCTCGGTCATGCCCTGAATCTTCGACCGCACCGACGCAACCGACTTGCCACCGAACCCAATCGACGGATTGGATTGGCGGATCGCCGCCTCATCATCCAACGCGCACCCATCCGGCGCCGACCATTCAAACAATCCCGTGTCACACATCTCAGGACGCTGCAGGGCATACTCAGCCGGGGTCATCAATCCGGCACCGACATTCTGCTCGAACTCATCGATCTGCGTCAACGCCGCGTCACGCTGCTTCTGCAACACGACCGAAGTGGCATCGCCGGCATTCGACAGGCAGACCAGCATGCCACTCCAGAACGATGACGTGGTCGGTTCGACCGCGTTCCAACCGTCGAACGTCTTCTGCTCACGCAACTCATCCATCAGCACACGCGCCGCCGGCTTACCACGAGCCGACTTGACCGCACGGATCTCGTAGGAGGCAAGATTGTCGGCGGTGATGTGCTCCTTGCCATTCGTAAAGCTGATCGGCAGCGTATGCTCCTGCAACGCGGGAATCACCAGCTGCTGCTCGGCCATGCTCCGCGGCAGAGGATTGCACCAGGTAACCACACGATCCCACGGTTCACGAGCATTATCCAGCGACTGGGAGACGCCGACGATCAGAAACTCGACGGGGGGAACCCGATCCGGGTGGCGGCGGGAATCAACGTGCAGCCACCAGTCAGCCAAAACCGCGCCCAGCGTGGTCTTGCCATTCTGACGCGCGACGAGAATGATGACCTTGCTGAACCGGTAGGAGCCATCCTCCCGCAACTCGAGCATGTGAATCAGCAGCCAACGCTGCCACGGACGCAACGACACATGCAGCACATGCTCCGCGTAATCGATGACCTCATAGCCGAGGCTTGATTCCTCGGACAGTTCGCGAAGCGGCTTGGTCCACAGGCGCGGCTCAGTGCAACCGTGTAATTCCACCACGTCGCCCCTCCGATCATGCCTTCCGCCTGCTCAGAAATTCTTCGAAATCATTTCGTGGTGCAACCGACTCCGTGGGGGTCGATTGCGCCGACGACGTGTTTTTCTGAATGTCGAAACCAAGCTGAGCGCACGTCGAATTGAACGTACGCCACACGTTGTAAGACACGTCACCATGTTCCGCATCGATTAGGTCAGCCTGATACCGGATGGAGCACAGCATGGCCGCGTTCGCGTCGAGATCCAGACGGCCAGCCTTTTTCGCGGCCCTGATGGAACGCTCCACCGCACCGCGCAACCGTCCAAACGCCATGACGAATCACCCCCATTCCTTCTAAAACCAAGGTTTCCAACGCCTCAAAAGTTCGAAAACGTTGAAATCAAGCCGTTCCCCGGCCATACCACTGGTATTCCGAACATGACGGGGAGAGAGGAAGACTGCCGGCGCCAGTCTTCCGTCGATCCGGTGTCAACATTTCGACCGCCCTTACCCGGTTACCATTGTTCGCTTGGTTGTCCGATTTGGTTGTTGTTGAGGGCCTTGTTTTGCCGGCTTCTGTTGCAGCTGCAGTGGCTGGGGAGGATGTGGGCCGGGTCTTCGCCGTATTGTGGCGCGACGCTGAGTGGCGGATCGTGGTCGGGTTCCCATGCGTCTGGGGTTTGTGGTGCTGCGTGGTAGTCGATTGGTTGTCCGCAGATGTGGCATGGAGCGTTCGATCGCATGTCTCTGTTGAGGCAGTAGGGTTTGACCGTCTCGCGCCAGTGTCTGGTGCTCCTGCCCCAGCCGTGGGGGTAGCCGGGAATGTCAGCCATCCACCATGACCTCCCCTCTTAGTTGCTGGACGCGGGAAGCGTCGGCAGCGGCCAGAGGTTCGCGGCTAGGCCGCTATCCCAACTGCCCCCCCCCGAAGCGTCCGTCACGTCCGGGCGTTCCCAATCCGACACCGTGTCATCCAACTCCAACTGGGGTCGGAGCGTCGCGTCGATCGGCTTGCTCACACCGTTCATCTGCACGCGCAGCTGGAACAGGGTCACACCGTCAGGGATGACGTACGCCGTGCCCTTGGGCATGGCCTCGCTCTTCTGCGTCGTGTCGTTCCACACGCTCAGATACACGTCATACCCGTCAGGGATGGTGCCCGGCGAGTAGATCACCGTGTCACCCGGCTTCAACCCGAGGTCGGTGAGCTTCTGATCCCACCTGACCCCGGACCACGGTTTGCCCGCAGTACCCGACACATGCAGCTCACCCAGATCGGTGACCGTGACGGTCAGACCATTCACAGTGACCGGACCATACCTCAGCAGGTTGCGGCTAGCTACGCACGCCCCCCCCCGAGGTAATCCGTCGTGTCGGGCTTCTCCCACTCGGTCGCGGTTGCCCCTTCCTCGACCTGCACCTTCAGGTCGAAATCCATGGGCTCGGGCGTGGCGAGTGTGGTCTGCACGCGCAACTGGACGCTTGTCGCGTCGGCGGGAACGGTCTTCGACTGCGAGCCGGACAGGTACTCCACGGTACCGTCCTTGTCGTAGATGTCGAACACCACGTTAAGGCCGGGGCTCGTGCCCGACACGCTGCTGCTGATCCGCAGCGTCCTGCCCGCGAACACGGTCAACTCCTGCGGCCAGCGGATACCACCCCACTGGGCAGTCGGCGTACCACTGATATGCAGAGACCCATCAGTATTGACGGTAGCGGTGAGCCCGTTTCCGGTGGCGGGACCGTAGCGGAGCAAGTTACGGCTCTTCACCTGCTCCGTTAGGCTAAAAAACCCGCGGCGTCACCCTTCGTCAGGAGTTCGTTGACCTTGGCGATCACGTCCGCCAGTGACGCGTTGTCGGCGAGCGGGGTGATGTCCTCGGCGCGTTTGACCACGCCGGCCGTGGCCGTGGTCGCCGCCGCGACGGTGGGCGTATCCCCTTTCGGGCCTTTAAGCGTGCCCAACGGCTTCCATGCCAGTGCTGGATCAGCCATGATGATTACCTCCTCACTGCAGTGCAACGTCGGCGATGTACAGGACGCTGCCCTTGGGCAGTTGGATCCGATACTTGTACGGGACGCCGCTCTTGTGGGCATAGCCGACCGACACGCTCTGATAGCCCGCGTTGAGGGTCGGGGTCTGCGTGACGGTCTCCCCGTCCGCGAACGTCATGCCGATGGTGGGCTTCGGCGCAGTGTCGCCGTCATGCTGACTGTCGATGACGAACCCGTGCGGCATGACGTGCCCGGCGAGGCTGAAAGACTCCATGTAGGAGTCGTCCGCGTCGAACGAGCAGGCCACGTAGTCCGTGTTGTTGAACTTCTTGGTCGCGCCGATGGTGACCTTGTTCAGCGTGGGAAACGCGCTCTTGACCGTCGCGTCAGGCGTGTCCTTCTTCGTGTTGGCCCGGTTGCCCAGGAAGTTCATAACCGGCATCGACGCCTTGCGCTTCTGCGCCCAGGGCATGTAGAACACGCCGGAGCCCTGCAGGGTGCAGGACTCGTCGATGTCCACATATTCGGTCGCCGCCTGGATCCACTTGCTGTCGCCCTCGAGGAACGTGCAGGATCGGAACACGCCGTTGGACACGTTGAGGAACCATGTCTGTTCGATATGGCAGCCGATGTACTGGGGCGGCCAGTAGTTCGTGTTCTGCGCGAACCCCCACTTGCCCCAGTCGTAGTTCTGCGGATTGTAGATCTGCGAGGACACGAAATCCATGCGACATCCCATGAACACGTATTCGCCGGCGAGCTGGTACGACTCGTTCATCTTTTTGCTCATGAAGGCGACGCCCCACTGGCCCTGGCTGAAATTGCAGTCCAGGAACAGTAAATGTTCGCCGAAGTTTCCGCCCGTGTAGGAGCTCGGCGCCTCACCGACGTGCACGACGTTCAGATTGAAGTGGCAGTGATTCCACGTCAGGCAGTAGGTGTCGCGTTGCTTGAGCAGGCACCCGTAGGCGAGCTGCTCGAACACGCAGTTGTCGAACCTGGTCTGTTCGATGTTCAGGCTCGGCCATTTGGTCTCGTCGGGATGCTGCAACTCCCACTGGTAGGACGGCTGCAGGTAGATGCCCGCGCCGACCGCGTTCCAGTCGAGATAGTCCGAGGACCTGTTGCCGTTAAGATTGCCCATGATGCGGAAAGAGCCGAACGCGCCCGATATCAGCGTCCAGTAATTGAAATGGTCGCTGCGACCATCGGAGTAGACGATGATGGTGGGGTTGCCGATCTCCTTGCCGATCGTGTCCGAGCCGACGGAATCGTTCCTGATGAAGTTGCCCTGCGCGCCGTTGTTGAGGAACGTGACCTCGCCGATGGGCACGATCATGTCCATCGAGTTAATGAAGATCGGCGAGTCCACCAGATACGTGCCACTCGTGATGAGGATGACGTAATGCTGCACGGCCTTGACCGTGGTCTTCGCGTCATCGGCCCAGCCGATCGAGCGTTCCAGTCTCTTGTTGACCGCCGTGCTGATGTCGGTCTTGCCGGTCGTGTCGAGGCCGAGTTCGCTGACCAAGTCGATGAACTCGTAGTGGTCGGCGATGGCGGTGAAGTCGGGGGCGCCCCCAGTGCCGGATCCGCCGGAGCCGGGGTCGCCTTTTTCTCCCTTGGGACCGGTGTCGCCCTTGGGCCCCTTGAGGGTGCCGAGCAGCTTCCATGCCAGAGTCTGATCAGGCATACGCTAATCCTCCCCTCTCAGGCCGTCTGCACGGCGTAGTAGTTGCCGGTGGCGGTATCAATGTAGATGTCGCCGGCCTGCGCGTTCGACACGTCCGTTGGCGCGCCGGTTCCGGTGGTGATGGTGTTGCCTCGTGCGCCGGCCGGACCGGGATCACCCGTCTTGCCGGTGGGGCCCGTGGGGCCAAGATCACCCTTCGCGCCGGGGTCGCCCTTGTCGCCCTTGGCTCCGGCGGGGATGCCGAGGGCGAGCACGCCCTTGTTGAGCACGACGGTGGGCGTCGCGCCCGCGGCCAGCGTCGTGACGGTGGCGCTGGTCACACCAGCCGGGCCAGTCGCACCGGTGTCGCCCTTGGGGCCCTTGAACTGTGTGCCGGTTTCGGGGAACGCGGTGCCACTCCACACGTACAGGAGGCCGTCGTCCTCCGCGAGATACGCCTTGCCGGCGTCGGCGGCGGTGAGATTCTTGGGCAGGTTGGCCTTGGTGGCCACGCTGCCGGCGATCTCGATGCCCTTGCCATCCTCGCCCTTCGCGCCCGGATCGCCCTTCGGCCCCTTCAGGCTGTAGTTGGCGATCGCGTTGCTCACATGCACGGTGTTCGCGGCGAGGGCGGTCACCGAGTAGGCGTCGCCCGCATTGTCGATGATGATGTCACCGACCAGAATGCTGTCGTTCGGCGTGATCGCCGACTTGGCGACATCCGTGTTCGACAGGACATCCACGTTCGCGACGCGGAACGATCGGCCGGGATCTCCCTTCGGACCGGGCTCGCCCTGCTCACCCTGCTCGCCCGGGTCGCCCTTGGGGCCCGGATCACCCTTTTCTCCCTTCGGACCGGGAGTACCGGCGCCACCGCCACCGCCAGCGGTGATGTCGACGGGATTGCCGTCGGCGTCGACGAATTGCACCTGGTCGATAAACTGCCTGACCGGCTTGTTGTCAGGGTCGTTGACTGGATGGACGTACCGGAGATTATGTTTTGTTTGTTTGGCCATGCCTACTCCCCTGTAGCCTGTGTTTGGGCATAAAAAACCACCCTTCCGGGTGGTTATGAACAGAAAAAATGGTTATGGGCTCATGCCCGGATATGCGAAAGCCTCGGTGATACGTGGTATCCCGAGGCTTGCATAGTGATGACGTTCGTCATTATATCACGGGGTGGATTCACCCTTTGTTTGCAACGATTCCGCGAGAGTGAGTATTTCGTGGACATTGAATTCCCAGTAGCCGTCTTCTACTCGTTTGCTGGATGGAAGTTGGCCGCGGTTGATCCATGTGCTGATGGTCTTGCGGTTGACTTTCAGCCCGTATTCGTCCTGCAGCCATTTCGAGCATTCCGCTGGTGTCATGGTTTTGTGGAGTCGGTTGACGAGTTGTCGGCTGTCGTGTCGGATGATGGTGAGGTCGAGTAGGTGGCCGCATTTGCAGATTTTCCATTCGTCTTTTGGTGCTGCGTTGATGGGTCGGTTGCAGTGTGGGCATTGGCCGATCAGGTGTTGTTTGCGTGGGATTCGGTCGGTGATGGGTTGGATTCGGAGCAGGGTGCTGGCGCATGCTTCGAGGTAGTGGCCGGCGCGTGATGCTTTGCACAGGTCGGGTATGTGTTTGGGGATCCAGCGGAGGATGCGTTGCCATCGGGGGCGGGATTCGATGCCGGTTTCGTTGAGCATGTCCTGCAGGAGCTGTTCCGCATCGTCAAGCATGTCGATGGCGGTCATGTTGACTGGGATGGGTGCGAATCCGTCCGTGGTGCCGTGGCCTTCGGTGATTTTGTAGTCGTGGTGGGCGATGGCCTGGAGCCGGAGCATGGTTTGGCTGAGTTGGTGGAGTGTTCTAGCGTATTGTTTCCTGCATGTGGGGCAGAGGGTCCATGGTGGTGTGACTGGTGTGCCGCAATGCTGGCATGACATGGTGGTGGCCTCCGAACCGTTCGTGTATGATGATGGTTTGGCTGGGTTTCTTCCATTCATCTTGCATCTTGCTCAGTGATCCGGCTGCTGGTTCCACGGTTTTCTGACTCTATTTGCCCGTGGAACCAGCTTTTTTGTTATCCGATGAGGGGCATGATCTTATCGGCGATGCTGTAGGAGATGAGCAGGACCATTGCCACGACCGCCCATCCCGTGAGCGTGATGATGATTGCAAGCATCATGTCTATGAGACCTTCGCTTTTGCTGACGAGCAGCCATATTGGTACGCCGAATCCGAGGACGATCGTGATGGCGATGCCGATGGTGAGCAGGGCGATCATGATTCCTCCGGTTGACTGTTGTCGTATGGGTTGGTCGGCGCGTGGTAGGCGCCTAGATGGTCTGGGCCGACCATGCCGGCCGGTGTGTGCGCGTCATAGCCTTCTCGCCATGCCCTGGCCATGTTCGTCTGCAATTGCTTGTCGATGTTTCCTAGGGTTTTTGCGATATATTCCATGGTTTCTGCGATGTGAATGATGGAGGCGGACATCACGTACATGGCATCGTCGGTGAATGTCGTGGTGAAACTTTCGTCTAAGAGATCTGCATAGTCGTTCCGAATCTTGTCCAGCAGGAGGTCTGTTGTAGCGCTCATTGGTTTTCCTTGCCGATGTAGGGGTTTTCGTTGATGGGGTCGATGCGGACTGAGTCGGCGGCGGCTTTTACCGCGTTCATGCCGTATATGGTGCCGAGCGTCCATGCTTGGGCCATGGCGGCCCGGTCGTGGCGTTTGAGCCATTGGAGGAACTGTCGGGTGCGCTCGTCGATGTCGTCGGGGTCCGATGCGAACGCGCGGGCGTAGTCGTGGATGATGTCGTCGGTGGTTAAAACGTGGTGTGGTTCGGTCGTGTAGATTCCCATGATTTTCTTTGCTTTCTGGTGGTGAACGGATTCCAGTCGAATTCTCGGTGCAGGATGACCATGCATGCGGTCGTGGTGAGCATGAGCAGTGCGAGGAACAGGGCGACCGCAAGCAGGATGAGCAGGAAGCCGCCGACGCTCATCCGAGCTCCTCCTCCTTGTCGTCGTGTACAGGCCTGCCGCTCGGGAACAGGCGCGGCTCGTCCGCGGTGTCGGAATAGTCGCGTGGGTGGAATTCGATGCTGACGCTTGCGCCCTGGCTGATGGCTTTGCCGATGATCGTGCCGAGTTCGTTGGGATTCATCATGCTTGGTTCTCCTGTTCCGCCCGGATTTGGGCTTCGATGCGTTTGTAGCTTTTGCATTGCCGGTATTGGTTGAGTGCGGTCATGAGGATTGGCTGGTTTTCTGGATGCAGGTACGCGGTTCTTTGGCTGGATTCCTCGCCGACTCGAATCGTGTATGGTTCCAGATTCTGCCCGTATCTGCGGCGCAATGCTTCGAGGCACATGCGTCCGAAGGTTTGGGCTTCGGCGGCGCGTAGGGGTCGGCCGAGCTGGTGGGCGAGCCATTCGTTGGCGAGTATCACGTCGCCGATCCTGCCGGGTGGGACCGGCTTGCCTTTCGTGATCTGCCGGCTCATTGCCGCTCCTTCTTTTCGGATTCGCGGATGATGGCCTCGACGTGCTGTCGGGTGAGGGTCGGTACGTATGGCATGATTTCGTCGATCGAGTATCCGTTCTGCACCCATCGGAGGATCTTGGCCTTGGTGGATTTTTTCACTTGGTTGGTCATATGCGCTCCTTGAGGACGTTGATGGATCGGAGGGTGAGTCCGAGCGTGTTTGACTGGGTCGGAGCGCCGATCAGGATGATGGGGATTTGGAAGTCCTGGTCGGTCATGATGGTCATGGGTCCGATGTGGTGGATGGTCAGGTGGCTGTCGATGACGCTGCCTGTCCATGTGCGAGCGATGAATCGTCGTCCGTCGAGTTGGTCGGCGGTCAGGGGCTTCCAGTTGATGGATTCGCTGACGTTCATTGGATCTCGATTCTGGTGTGTGGTGCGCGGCTGGTGAACTTGGGATCGTTGGTTTTGCAGGGGTATACGCGGCTGGTGCTTTCGTATCGCATGTCACCCGCTGTCATCCATTTGCCGTTTTCGCGGATGAGTTGGGCGGTGTCGTCGGCGATGATCCAGAGGTCGCCGAATGCGTCGATGTAGAGTCCGTCACGCATCGTCATCAGGGTCTCCTTGGAGTTGGTTGAGGGTCCAGTCGAGGGCTGTCATCCAGCCGGAGATGTATCCGAGGACGCATGCTTCGGCCGGGGTTTGGTTGGTTAGGTGGAGTTGTTGCATGGCCTGTATGGCGAGGTCGCGTAGCCATGCTGGTGTGTCTAGTGGGTTCATTCGTGTTCTTTCCTGTTGTGCTTGCATGCCTCAAATCTTCACGTAGTGACGTCGCCAAGCGTTTTTTATGGCACTCCGGTAGAAGTACTAGGGTGCGTGTCTTTCGGCGTCTTGGTGGCCTGTTTTTCGCGTTCCTTGAGTTTGGTGCCGCGGCGCCACAGCTTGTACCACTCGTCCGGGTAGCGAGCACGCGCCAATGCCTGCGCCTTCTCGGGCAGTTCCAGGGCGGCGAGCTGGCATTCCTCGTCCCGCCAGTTGCGGCACAGGTAGTCCACGTCGCTCATGTTCCGCTCATGCCGCTTCGCCTCGGCTTCGGCCTTCGGATCCGGCGGCATGGGCTCGGACGCCCAGTCGATCTCCCAGTAGGGGCGCTTGCCGGACGGTCCGCCGCCGCGCACGTAGGTCGCGAACTCCGTCACATACCGCGGCTCCGACTGATGCTCGACGTACGCGCGGCAGCGATCAACGAACCAGTCGACGATGTCCGGCTGCTGGCCGGCGACGCGCAGGATCGCGTCCGACTGCAGGATGATGCCCGGCTCATACGAGCGGCCGCGGAACTTCACCGCCGGGTAGAACTCGCGTACCCGGCGGACGATCTCCTGCGCCTGCTCGAAGCTGATCGCGTGATCGGCCGTGTTCTCCCGGATGGCCTCGGTCTCCTGCTCCTCCTCGCCGGCCCCCTCGACGGAGGGGGTTTGGGGGAGGATATTTGATTCTTGGTTATTGGTTATTGGTTCTTGGTTCTTGGTTAAACAGTCCCGTGGGGACACTGGCGGGACATCGGAATTGTCCCCGGGGGACATCGTGGGGACATTTGAATTGTCCCCACGGGACACGTCGGGGACATCGGCGGGACATTCAGGGGACACTGGCGGGACATCGGAATTGTCCCCGGGGGACATCGTGGGGACATTTGAATTGTCCCCACGGGACACGTCGGGGACATCGGCGGGACATTCAGGGGACACTGGCGGGACATCGGAATTGTCCCGCGCCTCGCGCTGGCGGCGCTTCTTGTTCCGCTCGCGTTCGGCCGTGTTTTCCACCTGTTCCCTGCTGGACTGATGCACGAGATAGTCGTGGATCCGGTAGGCGCCGTCGTCCATGGCATCGAGCATGCCGCAGGCCACCAGGTCGTCGATGTCCTGCATCTCGGCATCACACTGGAACATGAGGTCGTCCTCGCTGATCAGTCCGTCCGTGAGACGGTCGGAGCAGTAGGAGATGGCGCATACGTACACGGCGATGGCGCACGGATTGCGGCGCATGAGCTTGCGAACCTTGGTGTTCGCGTAGAAGCCATTGCTCAGGCGGGCGTAGCCCTTCCTATCGGCCATGCCATGTTCCTTTCCTCATGCGGTGGATCATCAGTCTCAGGTACGGGTCCAGTCTGACGGCGTCCTCGATGCTGAACGCCGGTTTGGCTGGTTTTACCGTTTTCGTTCTGGTGGGTTTGGTTGGTTTGTCGGCCCACGGGGTTCGTGAGCCGACATAGGATTTCGGCGTGCGCGGCATGATCTACTCCGGGCCGAGCGGCAGGCCATGGTTGAACAGTGTGAACGCGTCGCTGCAGGGCATGCCGATGAGGCCGAGCCTGCTCATGTGCGGTGTACTCCATTCCGCGTACCGGTAGCGGCCTGCGCATCCCTCCTGCAGTCTCCACACGTCGGGTTCCCGCAGGATGGCGAGCTGGTCGCCTCCACGCCGCCAGTCACGGTCGGTCACCCGGTCGCGTTTTTTGATGAGCACCGGCCATGGGCTGTCGTTGTTGTCGGCCTCGATCATGGCCTCCTGGAATTCGGCCCACACGTTGCGCGGCGTTCCGGTCCGCGAATTGGCGGTGTTCTTGCATTCGATCGTGACCTTGTCGCCTGCGTAGTAGAGGTTGACGATGTCGCCGATGTCCTTCGCGCCGTGCAGGCGGGAGCGTTTGATGCGTTCGTCTTGGAATGCCCATTGGAGCCAGAGTTCCATCTGGTGCTCCAGTTGTCTGCCGGCCTGTTTGGCGCTGGCCCTGCTGCGTGTCATTGTCCCGCTCCCTTTATGGTTCGAGTCCGTATTCGTCGTAGGCGTGGTCGCGCCAGTAGGGGCATCGGCCGAGCGAGTCCAACAGGCTGCCGCAGTCGGGACACACGTCGTCGTCCATGTCGTCCGGCGTCTCGTTCACGAGTCTCCAATCAGTCATCGTGGTCCTCCCCCGCTTCGATCTGCAGCGTGTCAAAGCTCGGCTGCTGGGTGGGGAACGCGTGTTCGATGGATTCGAGGGTTTCCTCGACGGTGAATTCGTCCGTGCAGGAGAGTGATTTGCCGGTGAATTTGAATCGTTGGCCACAGGAGCGGCACCAGTATGGTGCCGGCGTGTTCTTCAGGAGTCGTTTGATCTCCTCGATGTCGGTCATGCCTTCCACGCAGCCGAAGATCGCGGCGCCGCAGCGCTGGCATTTCGACCATGGGGGTCGTTTCACGACGGGTTTCATCGGGGCGAACAGTTTTTTGAGCGCAGTTTCGGTCGGGCCGAACACGAGCGGCCACTGGTCGATGATCCGCTGCCAGCGTTCGCTGGGGTGATCCTCGAAATCGTCGCGGAACGTGTCGAGTTCCTCCATGCCGTTGAACACGTAGCGGCCGGCCATCCACAGCATGCATGCGAGCACGCTGTCGGGATAGTCGCTGTTGAGTCGGACGCGGACGGTGAGTCTGGTGTCGAACGAGAGTCCGGATTCGATCTCGCTGACCGTGAGGTTCACATGCGGGTTCACGGACAACAGGGTCCATGGGCTTTTCGGCTTGTCTGCCATGATCTCCTCCTAGAATGCGTAGTCGCCGTTGTTGTCGGCCGCCCATGGGTCGCCGCCACCGGCTTGCTGTGCGGGTGCCGGCTGACCCTGCTGCTGTTGTTTGTTGATGAATCCGAGGGCCTGCGCATAGCAGCGGAGACTGCTGCGCTCCGCACCCTGCTTGTCGGTCCAGAAACGCTGCGACAACAGGACGTAGACGAGGACTCGGACGCCCTTGTGCACGTACGGGAGCTGCTTGGCGGCGCCGGGCGCGCATTCCACGTCGATCCACATCGTGCCCTGGTCAACCCACTGGTGCGTGTTGTCGAAATAGCCCTGGGATACGGCGACGCTGAACGTGGTCACGCTGCTGCCGTTGTTGAAGGTTCTCGTCTGGGGTTCGCCGCCCACGTTGCCCTGGAAGCAGATGTTGACGGCCATTACTCACCGTCCTTTGCGGTGTCGGGTGCGCCGTGCTGGAAATCGTCGAGTACCTTGTCGATCTCGGCCTCGCTCATGTCCGTGAACGCGGTGACTGTGCGGTTGATGATCTTGGAGACGGTCTGGCATGCCTCCTGCTCCGACGCGACGCCGAGGGCTTTGAACCGGTTGATCAGGTCGAACAGTTTCGCCTCACGCTGATCGGTCGGCGCCTGCTCCTCCGGCTCCGGCTCAGGTTCCGGCTCGTTGGCGGGCGTGGTGTCAACGACGGTGGTCATGGCGTCGGTGATCTGCGGGGTGAGCACATCGGAGTAGTCGGGCGTGGTCTCGTCCACGGTGGTGGCGGCCTTGGCTTCGACGCTGACCGGCAGGTACTTGAAGCTACGACGGATCAGGGTCTTCAATCCCATTTCCACGAAGTTCGTGGCCCATGGGCCGCTGATCGCGTTGCCGCGGCGCTTGGAGCGTGGCGCGTACCTGTCTCGGTAGGCTTCGAGATCCTTGCGGCTCATGTAGGCGGCGTAGGTGCCGCCGTTGGGCAGGTCGATGCTGAGGAACACGAACTTGAGCTTGTCGGGCGAATGATCGGCGTCGAGGTTGATCTCGTCCGGGCATTCGATATAGGGCGTGCCTTTCGCATCCATCTTGAGTTTCACGCCGTCGTCCTCGTAGACGGCGACCGGCTGCGCGTAGATACCGCTGTTTTCGAGCAGCTTGAGCATGCCCTTGTAGCCGATCACGAATGTCGCGTCGGGCTGGCCTCCCTGATGGTTCTTGTTGCCGTATGGGAGGATGTACGCCTGTCCGAGACCGTCCACGTTCGACGGTTTGAGGCCGAGGGCGGCGCACTGCATGAAGCAGGAGAGCACGCTTACCGGCGTGCAGTTACGCAACGCGGGTTCACGGTTGATCGAGCTGATGCAGTACTGCAGGAGCATGTCGGGCTTGAGATTACCGCCGATGACGCGCTGGATCTGCGGCCATGATGCGCGCACCATGTCCCTGATGTCACGTTCCGCGGTATTGGCGGTCATCTGCCGGCCCTGCGTGGCCTGTGTGAGCTGTCCCATAAGTTAGTTCTCCTTGAGTTGTTTGACGTAGAAGCGACGCTGGTCGTATGCGGGTTTCGCCGGCCGCGCCGCCTGTTCCTTGAAATGCACGGTCCGGTAGCCGACCTGCCATTTCGGTGAGATCAGACCCTCGCGCTGGCCGCCGACGAGCTGTTTCAACCGGTCGGCGATCCTCGCTTTGGATTTGCGGGCGTCCGATTCGGCCTGCGCGTAGCTCTCGTAGAGGGCGCTCAGCTGGTCGAAATCAGAGTCCTCGATCTGTTCGAATCCCTCCGGGTAGGGCTGTTCCGCCTGGACTCGGTCCACGTCCGTACCGGTGAGCTGGGGCATCTCATCGTTCTGGACGAAATGCCAGAATTCCTCGGCGGCGTTGATGACGGTCTGCACATCCTGCTCGTCACGCTCGAACCGGATCTCCACAGGCTCGCTCTCGCCGATGTCCGCGTAGACCCACCCCCATGTGAAGCCGGTGACTGCAAGATAATGAGTCACCTGCGCCATGTAGTAGTCCGGGATTACGAGGTTGCCCTGCTGGTCATGCCAGTGGAGTTTCCCTCGGTATTCGTTCGCGGTCTTGATTTCCAACACTCCGTACGAATCGGTCTTGGGGTCGTAGAGCAGTCCGTCGAGGCTCGCATGCATGCAGGGGTGCTCCTTGGATACAAGGCTTTTGTCGCTGCCGTCCACTGTCTCGAGTTCGCCGGCATGGATCCTCTTGAACCGGTTGCGCAGCTCCGGTTCAAGGGCGTTGCCCTTGACGATGGACCACTTGTCCGAAATATCGTCTGGCGTGCGACGACCGGTCTTCTCCTCCCAGAGTCGGGCCGGGGTCTCGAATGTGTTCAACCCGAGAATCGTCGACATGTCACTCCCGCCGACGCCCTTCGTGCGGAATTTCAGCCACTCGGCCTCACGGCTCTTCTTGGTGGTGCCTGAGCCGCGGAACGAGTGGACATCGAACATGCCCGACTGTTTCGCGGCCTGTTTGAACGTGACCCTTACCACATCGGCTCCTCATCGGATGAGTACGGGTTGACGAACCGTTCCACGGCTTCCTGGAACTTGTCGTCGTCCTCCTTGCTGAGGCAGTCGAGTTCCCATAGCTGTTCGCGTGCGGCGGCGAGCTTGGTGATGATCTCGAACACCTGCTTGACGTACGCCCAGTCGACGCCGGCGTTGATCATGTGCTGGAGCACGTCCATGTAATGGCCGATCATGCTGGTGAGATCACGGTAGGCCATGATCTGCGTGTGCAGGAGCGTGTCCTCCCAACCCGCACCCTTACCCGCACCGCGTTCGGGTTCAGGGTTCAGGTTCGGTCCATCTTCCGAGGTTTCCCCAAGCTCCGTGAATTTATTGAGGAATTCATCCGCTGATTCACGGAATTCCGGAGGCAGATCATTGGCCTTCGCTATGAAAATCGCAGCTTTTTTCGTCATCGAATTTTCTCCTTTATTTTTCTGCTTGTTTTTTGTTAAATCCGTGGTTATATTTCGTCGCCTTTCCATGCCCAGATTCCTGCGAATCCGAGGAATGCGGTGATGCCGATCGCGTATGCCTCCCATGGCTGGTAGCCGTGCATGTAGAGCCATACCGACCAGATGATGCCGGCGAGGGCGAGGAGTGCGAGGAGTCCGCCGAGCAGGATGACGAGCAGGTAACCGATGCGGGTGAGGATCCGCCCGTAGCGCGTCCACCGGGTGAGCCTGTAGTTAGCCGAGCCTTTCTTGGTCGGTGGTTTCGGCGGGTTCAGGGGTGCGAACTGCGTGCTCATCGACGGCCTCCCCTCTGCGGTTTGACGTCGCCCAGATATTCGTGGATGCTTTGGACGCTGATGAGGATGGTGCGGCTTCCGCGCTGCTGGCGGGCGCGGATGGATCCGCTGCGGATGAGACTGTCGAGGGTTTCGACGCTGACGCTGAGGAGTCGTGCGGCCTCGGGCCGTTTGACCGCGAGGGGTTCCATTGGTTGACTCATGGTGGTATCCTCCTGATTGGTGTTTGATTTCACTGCCCCCGCTGCAATCGGGGGCTTTTCTTTTTTGCATTGCTGCGTGCCTGCGCCCGGATTCGAACCGGGCCCATTCCGATGCGAAGAAAGGGAAACCATCGGACTGGGTGCCGTCACGTCGTGGAGCAAACCGATCCGAAACCACGACGCGCCCGCAGGCTAGGCGGCCATCCGCCGGCACCCTTGTCCCCAAAATTTGCAGGTGGTCCAAGAGATCAAGACAATGCCGGTTTCAGGCCATATCCCCCATCGGATCCACGCCGGTATGTGACATGCGAGTTTTTTGAGACGTGGACACGGGTAGTGTCATACGATCCAACGGGGAAGAATCATTATTCGGTTGTGGACTGGCGGACGTCGGAGCGGGTGACGTTCCCGAGACTGTCACCGTCAATGGCGTCCTTGGCTTTCAGGGCTCGGAGGACTGCCTCCGCCATCATTGCGGACACGTCGCGGATGTCGTCCGGGATGTCGGGTTTTACGGAGACCAAGGCATTGCTCTCCGGTCCGGCCGAGTGCAACTTGCCACCGGCTATGGGATACTGCCAGTCCGGATCATCCTCGAAATGGCAGGCGAAGGTGAAAATGATGTCGCTCATGTCACGCCGCCTTCTCCGCGGTGAGAGCCGATTTGCTGGCCTTCTGCTCCGCCTTCTCGATTTCCAGAGCAAAGCTCAGAAGCGAGAAGCCATCACCCATCCCGAGGAATTTGGCCACTCGGTCTAGTTCATCGATGCTCCACGGGGTTTCCAAGGAGTTTCGGCGAACTATATATCGGCGGGACACCCCGAGGAACTGCGCTAGTTCTTGGTCAGTCTTGCCTAAAGTGGTGAGCCTGACATTTACCGCCTTAGCGACGATGTCTGATGTGCGAGTCATTAAAAAGTCCTTTCATGCGTCTCATATGAGATGCTTTCTGATTATCAGAATACTCGGATTGAAAATTCTGTCAATCTCATATGAGACGCTCGGCGTGTCGCCTATTTATTCCAGCGTCTCAAATGAGATACAATCGAGACATGGTTAGAAATGAACAGCTGCCGCCAGTAAGCGGCACGGCAAGAGCGATAGCAACCTTCATCAAGGCCGACGCTGAGCAAAAGGACGTGTCGATAGCCGATCTCGCACGAGCTCTGGGCAAGGCAAGGTCCTATGCGTCAATCCGGTACAACGGACTGAAAACATGGAGCTTCGACGACGTGGATTCGATAGCGCCGATTCTGGGCTATCCAGATGGAAT